GTACATGGTGCTCATCGTAATTATATGAAGGGAAATATTACCACCGATGGACATTGTAAACTATTACATTATAGACAGATTGGAGGCGTTGAAAGAATAATAAGAAGACATTTTGAATATCGAAACAGACTTTCATCCTTTAATAAGCAACATAAGATGGGATTTCATTACAATCATTCTGATGATGCTAAAAGAGTTGAATGGAATGATCTAAAATCAAAAGCAATACAAGTTTTTTAAACAATAAATTAACCATAAAATAAAAATCGTATGATAAAAAAGCTGTTGACTGAAATTTCTCTAATGTGGGATGATTTCAAAATTTATTTACAAAAAGCCTTCTCAGAATTAGAAGAAGTAGAAAATTTAGTAACCGAAGACGGTGAAAAAATCTATTATGGCGTTCAATCTTATATAGTATTTGTGAAAAACAAATCTGCCAGTATCATTGAGCAGGAAAAAAGACAACTTTTTACACCTGTTAAGATGTTTTTCACAAAAGAAAAAGCAGCATTATTGCAATTAGAAAAGGAAACATTGAAAATTTTTGCAAGTAAACGTGCTGCATTGGAATTTATAATTAAAAATAAAATTTAAAATGGTCATTAATCAGTTTCACGCTCATGGAGATATTCTATTTTGTGAGCCTATTTTTCGCCATTTCTGGGAAAGAAATGGCGAAAAACCTATTGTACCAGTGCGGGATCACCTTATTTTTTTCCAGGATTATATAGATTCGGCAAAATTTATTCCTATGAGTAAATTTTCACTTGATTATGAATCCATGGAAACTGAAAATCCAGATTATTTGCCGCTGAGATTTGCTAATCAAATTACAAGAGGTCTTTCTAAGAACGACCATTCTGATTATTCAAATACAATGCCTGATAAATATAAATTGGCTGGCATTCCTTTAGAGAACTGGAAAAAATTATCGTGGTGTCATTACCCTGAGAAATGTATGAAGCTTTTTGCTGCATTAGATCTTAGCAGCGAAGAAGATTACATTTTTGTCAATGAAAATTCCCAAGCGGGTAAAATAGAAATCAATCCGGAGAATCCAAACAATTATAGAATTATAAAAATGGAAGTAATTCCGGAATTTAATTTATTGGATTGGACTCCTATAATGCTATTAGCAAAAGAACATCATCATATTTCTACTTCAACGTTTTATATGTTGGAAGGATTGAAAGATATTCACAATAAAAAAATTCCTATTTATATATACCCAAGACCTAATGAAGACGGTCTGCAAGGAATTTCAAAATTAAATCCATCGTTTCATTATACAGCTGTCGAATGAAGGTAGGAATAATCATACCAACCCGTGGAGATCGTCAAATTTTCCTTTCAAATTGTATTAGGTTAATAGAAAATCAAACCTTACAACCATGGATAATTGAAATAATTGATGAAGCTCCTAAATCTGATAAATGCGATATTACTTATCGGTACCGGTTAGGTTATGATAGATTGAGAAATAAAAATCTTGATGTGATCGCATTTATAGAGGATGATGATTGGTATGCCAACAATTATCTGGAAACAATGTGCGGTCATTTTGAAAAAAAACAACGGCCTAAGTTATTAGGGTTATCACATACTATTTATTACAATTTGAGAGTTCTTAAATGGTATAAAATGGTGCATTCACAGCGTTCCAGTGCGATGAATACATTAATCAGACCCGATATGAATTTCAAATGGAGCATTGATGAAGATCCTTATACCGATGCTTATCTTTGGCATCACCTGAAAGGAGAAATTATAGTTCCTGAAAAAGAAATATGCCTTGGAATAAAACACGGCATTGGTAAATGTGGAGGTAAATTACATACTACCCACATGGATTTATATAAAAATAATGATCCGGAAAAAAAATTTCTGAAAGAAATAGTCGATAATGAAAGTTTTGAGTTTTATAATTATGCTGCTGATTTTATAATCTGAACTAAATCAAACCAGGTATAAGTTTTTAATTTCAATTCCTTACATACCATCATTACTGTAATGTCCCTTAGTGCCATATTATAAACACGCACATCCCAAAAGTGATTTTGATGGGAAGCTGATTTCTTGCGCCAGCTCCATTGAACAACTTCCCCATCAACATTATCAGTTACACGGTGCTCACCTTCATAATGAGAAAAGAACGTTTTGAATTGATATTTATCACCTGAAGGTAAAGGAAAATTCATAAACCCGTATGGTTGTTTTGAATCAGCATGAGGATTAAATTTCAATTTCATTAGAGAGGAAAGTTCATCCTTCACTTGATTTACCTGAACCAAATAAAGATTGGCTCTTTCTTTACCCAATTTAAAGTTTGGTACATCAATACCAAACTTGATATATTTATTTTCCTTATCACCCTTCAACGAAATCATTCTATAATTAGAAGTATCTACATACGAATAAGCAAGATCTGTATAGTGACCCGTATCTACACCAGTTATAAAAATGGCCATTCCTCTTCCGGTATCTGTGTGATAAACTTTTTCTACGACTTTATTAAATTCTGGCCATACTGAACGGTCTTTGTAATGCTGATAGGTCCATTTTTCCCGATCAGATTTATTTTCTCCTTCGAGTGGAATAAAAGTACCTATACTTCCATGTTCAATTGAATAACTAGCACCGGATTCAGACCATGCAACAACTTCATAATCTAACCTTGCATCATCTTCTTTTCCATTCAAATCGCATGCGCATGTAAGCAATATTATTTTACCATTTCCATCCTGAATAGAAAGATTTTCCGGAATGGTACCAATATCATAATTACGGATATTATTTTGAAGTTCTGTTGCTTTAGGACTCTCTGATTCTTTTTTATATGGAATTCCTAAATTAAGATTTATGAATGTTTGATATTTTGATTCCTTGCGGGATTGACCGGGAGGACAACATTCTAAGTAACTATAAACATAAGATTTCCAATCCGTCATTCCTGCAGGCGAATAAAGAGCATTCATGTGGTAAGAAGTAAAATCAGGTCGAAATGGTTCTTTAGTAGGCTTCCAATAACCATCAGGAATGATTTTATATTTAATTGAATCAGTAAAAAAACCCGAACAACGTTGACAAATATATCCTACTGAATTTTCTATAAGTCTACCATGGTTATCAAGTTGCCATGTCATACCAGCTGTTTCTTTTCCAACAGCAACTTCCCACTCTAAAACAATATAATCTCCGCAACAAGGACATGGTACCATAAATTTACGCTGATCTCCCATATTATACACTTCTAGAATGTTAGAACTATCTGCAAGTTCAGGGGAAGAAGTATAAAGTATTTTATATGTTTTAGCGTTTACGGTAAATCGTTTCTGAATCAAATCACGGGTATTACCTGCTATTTTTGACTTACCTTTTACCCGTTCATAGTCATCAATAAACCCAAATTTATAGGAAGCTTGTTGCCATATTTTTTCATTGGAAGCGGGGGACAACTTTAGATAACCTCCCGGGAATTGTTTAATCTCATCGGTATCTCCACTTTTTGTTTTTCGGGCACGGTTTGCGGAAGGTTTTATTAGTTTACGAAGCCCAGTAGTATCGAGCATATTATCAATGTTGTCCATAGCTTCCTTCATTAAGGAATCATGTCCTACAGTCATAATAATATTCCCTGGATTATTTTCAATAATCCATCCAATAGCTGGTAAAATGATAGTAGAAGTTTTACCGTATTGCGCTGCACCCATGACGGCTATATCTCTAACCGGATCGTCAGGGGAAAGTCTATCAATAATTTCCTTATTAAAGGGAGTAGTTAAATCATACCGCAACGGTCCGGCTATAGGTCTGGGCATAATAATATTTCTCTCTGCCCAAATCGAAGGGGAAATAGTTGATATTTTATATGCGGCACATTCTATTATTTCTTCAAGAATTCTCTTATTAATCATGCTCTCCTACTTCTCTCTTCACAGATAATTCTTTAATTATAGTATCTAACGCTTTTTTTGATTCGATTTGTGATTTGGTAACGGCTTCATTTATACCGGCAGAAAGTTCACCACGCATTTCTGCCAAAGTACTATCGGAAAGGTTATGAATTTTTGCAATTCGAGTAAGCCAGTTTTCGGCAGCACTATGAAAATTCACTACCATATTTTTTCCATACATACTGAAAATAGATTTTACTGCATCTGTGGGGACAGATTCGCCATCCATTTTCATATTTTTCTTTTTTAATAAATCTATCTCCTCCTGAATTTTTTCTATATCAAGAGCTTTTTTTTGATTTTCTAAAGATTGATATTCAGATATAGATTTATTTTTGGGCTTTTTATTTTCAACAGGCTCCTTAGTATCATCAGCAGTATCTACTTTTTTCCTGCCAGACCATTTTTCTAAAAAAAATGCATTAATGGGATTCATATCATCTACCATCCCATCTTCAACTATAACCTTCCCGTTTCTTATATAGGGAGGTAGAAAGGTGCGATCCTTTCCGCACATTCTAGCAAACTCAATTTGCTTATATTTAGCCATTTATAGATTTTATACATTTTACTAACGATCTAATTTATACATTTTTATACATATTGGAATAACGATGTATAAAAAATGTATAAAAAATTGAAATGGGTACACAGAGTAATTTTTTCGCAGTTTTGCAAACATTGCGGAACATTAAAATATTTCTAGGAGTACCTTGAAGTTCAATTACTTAATAAGTACTACTTTATCTATTTTAATTTTTGTTTCTTTCTTATTATTAAAATTAATAGGAACTTCTTGCGGATTAATTAATAAATAATCAGTCACAAATTTCCTTTTTGCATTCCAACATATTAAAAAGTAACGATCTTGAATTGACTTAGAGGTTAATACCTGACCCTCTTTGAACATCTTTAAAGAAAACAATCCTATATTTAAACAAGAATGGATAACCTCTTTAATATAATCTTCTTTATTCCCTGTAGATTCAGAAATAATAAAAGTGAATTCTGAATCATATTTAATGTAATAACCTTCCTTATATATTCTACATAAGATATTTAGATATATGGATAACGCTTCAATGTGATGAGCACGAATTAACTTTCTTATTTTAATATCTTGAAATATATCTACATCTAATGGAAAGTATTCCAATCCTTTTTTATTAGGTCGAGCCATTATAAAATTATTTAATATAGTGAGGAAGTAATTTTAGCTTTTCTATTAATTATTCTGCTTTCATGGGTTTATTTAAATTTATTTATTAACTCATCTTTAG